AATTAGGCCACTTTGAGCTAGTTGATTACCTAAATTTTGTTGAGCGGTAAGCTGCTGGGTTCCTAGCCCTGTAGAAATATTGGATAAGTCTCTGCCAGCGTTATAACCCTGAGAGGCTATCTGTTGCAGATTCCCTATCTGATTCTGAAGACCCTGCGATGCAAGACCCTGACCAAACCTCTGTAGTTCTTTCTGTACGTTACCGCCACCAAGACCGCCGGTTGCTCCTGCGCCAGCTAGATTCGCTCGCATTCCCTGCTCTCTGAGGAATGCCATCTGTGGTGACTCTTGGTAGGCTGTATCGAAAGCGTCCTGTCCCAGAGCACCTGAGAGCGCCAACTGCTGCTGTAGGGCAGTAGTGCCAGCCTCTTGGTAAGGGCTTATAAATCCTTGTGCTGCCGCTGCGCCCTCTTCTGCTGCCGTTAGACCAGCATTGTACCTGCTTGTTAAGTCAGCCCTGCCCGATTGATTGATCTGATCGAGCATCTGAATAGCACCAGCCGCCCCACCTTGAAGCGCCATCTCTGACCCTCGCAGTCCCGTGGGTATTTCTGCTCCAGTGTTATAGGTGGTGTTTAATCCTCCTGCTTGTATAGCTGCTTGTATAGCTGTTTGATCTGTGTCTGCACCCAACCCTCCAGCCTGCGCGTATTCAAGAGGGGTCATGCCTAATTCTCTAGCTCTAGCTTGATCTTCAGCAGTATTGTTCCCGCTAAATAATCCCTGATTATTGTTCTGGTTATTGCCCTGATTATTGTTCTGGTTATTGCCCTGATTATTGTTCTGGTTATTGTTCTGGTTGGTGTTCTGGTTGGTGTTCTGATTATTGTTCTGGTTATTGTTCTGGTTGGTGTTCTGGTTATTGTTCTGGTTGGTGTTCTGGTTATTGTTCTGGTTAGCCATGTAAGCTATTACTTCATCCTCACTCAACCCAAACTGTTGAGCAACCTGAGCAGTGCTTAACAGGCCGTTGTTGATTGAGTCGGTAACCATCTGTATTTCGGCTTCCGTGTAATCTCCATCAGCAGCAATATTCCGAACACCAGCAGAGGCAACCGCTACGCCTTGACGGGCGTTGGCTAAGTCCTCGGCACTGTATAGCTCTACATCAGTTAGATAGTTTTCAATTATTGAAGGGTCAGAAGAGAAATAGTCAGCAACATCGGCAATACTTGCCACGCCGCTATTGATCATTTTCATAACGGCATTAACATCTGCGTTGGCTATATCATCGCCAGAGGTATAAGCATCTCTGGATATGCCAGTTAGTCCCTGAATTATTGACGGGATAGGCACGTTGAAATGGCTAGAGACTTGGTTGACATCAACCTCGCCGCTGTTGAGTAAGGCCGTTACCCTACTGACTGTCTCATCGCTATAAGGCGGTGATGAAGATAAGCCTCCTAGCGCAGTCTGTGGAAGCAGGGCGTATTCACCACCAGTGGTTGCGGCATCGCCTATATACGTCCCAGCATCTCCAGCTAAACCAGTATTAGTGTTCTGAGCTGTTGTGCTCGTTGCTGCTTGCTGTGCAGCTTGAGTTTGATTAATCATGCCTTGCTGACCTGCCTGAAAGTCAGAAGTAGTTCCTCCACTAAAAACAGAAGCGGCCTGACCTGCAGGGTAGATGCCCATAGAGGTATTTAAGTTTGCGACAGAATTATAGGCGGTATTAAACTTTCCCGTGGTTTCATTTAGCCTTCCTTGTTTAACTATCAAATCTGCTCTTGCTTCTTCTAATTGAGAGTTAAGACTAGCTAGGCGAGGCTCATACGTGTCTTTAGTAGATGCCATTCCAAGACTTGAATTTTGATATTGCTCTTGAGTTCTTTGAATGTCTCTTTCTAGGTTATTTATTTCTTGTTGTGCGCCTGAGGCCGCGCTTGTTGTATCTTTTAATCGGGAAAGATTGCTCACATAAGACCTAATGTTTTGTGCGTCATCCTTACTGATATTACCATTTAGATAATCACCAATGGACTTCATCTTCATTAAGTCCGCGTCAGTATTTGTAAGCACACTATCTTGCCTATTGCTTATCATCCGAACAGCGGCTTCTCCTACTGATATACCTTCGGCCTGCGACAAATTAAGCGCATCAGCCATAAGGTTTGTAATGTCACCGGCTGGCAATAATGAAGACAAACCTGCTTGAAAACTATTACCATATTGGCCTCCAGCTCGCGCCTCACTCCCATAAACATCCTTATAGACATCTCTAACCTGCCTAGGCCAATTATATAAACCTTGCTGGCCGCCTTTTTGAACAGCCAAATTAATTAATCTTACAAAATCCATTAGTCTGCGCTCCCTGAATTTAAGGCTTCTCTGACCTGATCTTCGTTAAAACTAGCCCCTTGCTGATTGCTCGATGTAGCGGCCTGTTGATTGCCAGAGTTGGCTGGCGCTAGTGGTCTGCCCTCTTGCCTTCCATAGTTGTCATAGTGCCAAGTTGCGTAGCCCTCAATAGTTGCAAACTGCGGATCACCTCCAGCTAGTAGCTGAGGTCTCATCTGATTGTAATTGATCTCTATATCTGGATTAGCGTTTAAGTAGCTTCTTGCACTAAAGTCTGTCCAATTCGATTGGGCCTGAGTATTGCTTGAAGACCCATATTCTGGCACTTGAAAATTCGCATAGTCTAATGTCTGCGGGTTAGTCAATCCCGTTAGCGCGTTGAAGTTTACAGGAACATTTTGGGCCTGAAGAGCGCCGTAATTAATAGGATCACCAAGTATTGCGTTGCGCTGCCCCATCATCCCAGCTATGGCCGCCTGCTGCGCCATATAATCGCCGCTTTGCAGCGTATCAACCATTGGCCGAAATGCGCTGCCAGTTAGGTTTAACCCCTGATTGGTTGCCTGCTGCTGGATGTTCTGGGCATTTTGATAGGCAGGCGTAAGACTCTCAATGGCATTGCCACCGTATTGCTGAATCAATCCTATGTTTGCAGCCCTATCTTCTTCTGCCTGCTTGAGCGCCTTCTTCTGAGCTTTATAATCAAGCGTAGACCCTGCGAGGCTTGCCCCTCCTGCTAAGCCTGCTGATACCATTGCTGCACCGGCTATGAATGCCATTATATATTCTCCAGAAATTTGTCTACAATCTTGCCTTCAATAGTCTCATAAGTAGGGACGATGTATTCCTGCTCAACCAGATCAACGCTTGGCTCTTTGTCCCACGGCAAGCAGTTAATCCACACTGCGTCCTCGATGGCGTAAATAGCCTTCTTGGTTAGCTCTCCAGATACAAGAGTATGCGGAGCCTCTATCTCTACCCTTCCCTTGTCTGTAACAGCTACAACCTTTCCCTTTGATAAGATGTTGACGTTGGAATGCCTGTGTATCTTGCCAGTAATTACCACGCCTGCTGGTATGTGCAATTCCCTTGTATACAGCCCATGACTGAAATAATGATGACACTCCATCTCATTGATGTCGATATTATCAGGACTTGAAAGGATCGCCTCTTCAAGTGATGCCATCTTTTCTCTGTGATCAAGATTGACTATATTATTCAAACCAATACCCATCCTTTTGTTCTATCGCCGCCAATCTCAGGCTGCATCTTGCGATATTGTATAGCGGATGCACCGCCGCTTGAGTCTAAATATAAACTGTATTGTGCCGCCTCGATTACGCCTTCTGGACTGCCTGTCCCCACTATAGGGATAGATAGGCTTGCGTCTTGCGTAAACTGCCTAAATGCCTGCGCCATTGTACCGTTTTCATCAACGATAGGCTGGCCGACATTGAGCCTTGGGCCTGTCACTTGTCACCGCCAATAATGTTAGCGGTTAGCTGGATGATTACCGGCTTGACCGCATCGGTGAGCGTAAACCTAAAAACCTCAAACCTTCCAGCCCTGCCGTTCCTGCGCCAAATAGCCCTTCGGTTGTACTCACCTATCTTGCCCAATCCTCTAGCAATTGCGCCACTCCATGTCTTGCCGTCCAAGCTGCGCTCTAAAACAATCTGTGGGTCTTCTACTGCCGCATTTCCCACGCCAGATTCAACAGTTAGCTCAAGGCTAGGAAAGAACACAGACTGCATATTATTCTGAAAGGGCTGTGTCGCAATCGTTCTAGTGATTGTGTTCCCGTATTCTGTGTATACATCAGAGTCCATCTCGCCAATCCTGCCGTCAACAATATCGCCGCACAGTATTCTGTTATATGCCTTGACGATTGAGGACACCCTGAAGGCTCCTATGGTCCCAGATATTGATGACTTACGTTCGTGCCACTTCTGCGATGTCGTGTCGTAGACAAGGGTCGTAGAGGGCAGAGAGAAGCCTATAAAGTATGCGCCCTTGTTAGCGTACACCCAAGAGTAAATAGCAGAGACCTGTAGCTGAGTTAGTCCGCTAAGTATCGAGTCTATTGCCGTAGTCGATACCTTGACTGTGCTATTCCCGTTTAGCGCCCAGATTGCAGGCGATTCATTATTACCACCGCCCACCCACATGAAAGTGTCTTGTGCATTAACCAACGAATAAGGCGAGAAACAGCCCTTTTGAAGGAATAGTCCTGTTCTTCTAAAGGGGAAGTCTGCCCCACCGATGTTCTGGAAAGCCTCAAATGTTTCGCCGCCTGATATGAATAGTTGATTCTTGAATACTACTGGAGCAACTATGTCA